GAAAATCAGCTAACACTGATGATGAATTTGATGGGAGATAGATATGAAACTTGTTCTTGATGTAGAAAATACTGTAACCAAACGTGATGGTAAACTACATCTTGATCCATTCGAGTCTGATAATTCGCTTGTGATGGTGGGGATGCTAGATGATCGCAACAAAGAAAATATAATTACCTTTGATCACGCAGAGCAACGGCCTACCACAAATGGTTGGCAGATTGTCCAAGATAAACTGGACTCTGCCAGCCTACTAATTATGCACAATGCACAACACGATTTGTTGTGGCTATGGGAGACAGGCTTTACCTATGAAGGTGCAATCTTTGACACCATGCTAGGTGAATATATACTACAACGTGGTCAGAAAGAACCATTGTCTCTTGAAGCATGTGCAGAAAGATATGAGCTAGAGAATCTCAAGCAAGACTCTTTGAAGGAACACCTACGTAAAGGTGGTACTGTTAGAGAGATGCCCTTTGAAGAGTTATCTAGCTACCTCAGTGCTGACCTTAAAGCTACCAGAGATTTGTACAATATGATTAGTGGTAGGTATGAAGAGTTTGATGATGACACTGGCCTTGCAGGTACACTCAAGCTAACAAACAAACTAGCTATGTTACTTACACGTATATACCAACGTGGTTTTACTGTTGATAAAGATGCATTAGAAACTGTGCGTGTGGAGTTTGAACAGGAACGTAATGAATTAGTTAGACAGCTAGAGGAACAAGTGATTGATCTGATGGGTGACACTCCTATCAATCTCAACAGCCCAGAGCAACTGTCGTGGGTTATCTTTAGTCGTAAGCCTTTTGACAAGAAGCATTGGGCTGAAGAGTTTGGTGATCGTATGATGGACGCTGACTTCAAAGCAGAGGTCAACAATCTTAGTGAGGTTATGCACAAGACACAAGCACGTCAGTGTAATGATTGTAATGGCACAGGTAAAACTTACAAGACACGTAAGGATGGTTCACGTTACGCCAAGCCCAATCATTGTAAGGACTGTGGTGGTGGTGGATATGTTTATCTTGAACTACCAGCAATAGCTGGACTCAAGTTCAATGCACCTAATTCCAAGTGGGTAAGTGCCAATGGTTTTAGTACGAGTAAAGACAATCTTACTGTACTAGAGGGCAGAGCTAGGTCACGTAACATGAAGGAAGCAGAGCTATTCCTACAGAGAGTACGTAGACTATCAGCAGTGGAAACATATCTTTCTAGCTTTGTAGAGGGCATTGCTACACACACCAAGTCTGACGGTAGGTTGCATGTACGACTACTACAGCATCGTACTGGTACAGGTAGACTGTCAGGTGCAGATCCCAACATGCAGAACATGCCACGTGGAGGTACGTTTCCTGTCAAGCGTGTGTTTGTTTCAAGGTGGGAAGGTGGTCAGATTATGGAAGCTGACTTTGCACAGTTAGAGTTTAGGGTAGCTGCGTTTTTATCTCAGGATAAGGTAGCTATTGAAGAAGTCAAGACAGGATTTGATGTGCATAGTTATACAGCCAAAGTTATATCTGATGCTGGTCAATCTATATCTCGCCAAGATGCAAAGGCACACACGTTTGCACCTTTGTATGGGGCTAGTGGATATGGAAGGACACCTGCAGAAGCGGCATACTATAAACAGTTTACGACAAAGTATGCAGGTATTGCTAAGTGGCATGAGCAATTAGCCAAAGAAGTATTAAACACTGGTAAAGTTACAACGCCATCAGGTAGGGAGTTTGCCTTTCCTGATGCACAGAGAAGACGGTATGGGGGTGTGACATATTTCACACAGATTAAAAATTATCCTGTACAATCTTTTGCAACTGCTGACATCGTACCTATATCTCTGTTATACATAGATAGGTTGTTATCAGCTAACAGGCTACGCAGTTGCGTAGTAAACACGGTGCATGACAGTATTGTTATTGACGTGCATCCAGAAGAGGAAAGGAAAGTACTAAGAGTAATTGAAGCTGCCAATGATAAACTTATATGCATCATCAATAAGACATGGGATATTGATTTTAATGTGCCATTATTATTAGAAGCAAAGATGGGTTTAAATTGGCTTGACACTAAAGACGTTGCATGATATAACTATGCAATCTTTAATATAAAAGGAGAATATATATATGACTGAAGTAACTACAATTAACACAAATAACTATGCAGCTATGGCTGACGCAATGGGGATGTCTATTGATACAACTTCCTCTAACAAACAAGTAAGCACACTTGCACGTTTACGTATTCATCACTCAGCTATTATGGGTCAGGAAGAAATAAAGGGTAAAACTGTAAACTTAGAAGTCGTACCTGCTGGTACGTACAAATTAGAGATACCTGATGGGCCTACTTACTATGCTAATAAGGTAACAATCAGACCTTACATGCAAAGGTTTATGTATAAGAAGTTTGAGAAAGGCAATGACACTACTCCTAATCGTTATGTCAAAACTGTTATGGCTAATGACCTTAACAGTGACATGAAGGATAATGACGGTGGGTTTAACTGTGGCAAACCTGCTGGGTTCATTAAAGATTGGGCAGGTCTACCTCAAAAGATACAAGATCTGATACGTCAAATTAAACGTGTACGTGTATTGTTTGGTACAGCGGTACTACATGATCCTGTAGATGAAACAGGTAAGCCTGTAACATTAGAACCTACTACTTTCATATGGGAAGTTGAGAATAGGGATGCCTTTAAAACTATTGGTGGTATCTTCACTAAGTTGGGTAATATGAAGAGACTTCCACCTCAACATACCTTCTCAGGTGCAACAGAGGAACGTAACTTACCTAATGGTAATAGCTTTTTCTTACCTACAGTAGCACTGAATCTTCAGACTACTCTTGAGATGGACGATGTTACACAGGAGAACTTCTCCAACTTCTTAGCTTGGATCTCTAACTATAATGATTACATATGTAATTCATGGAATGAGAACATGCACAAGCATGAAGAGGTAGACACTGAAACTGTTGACAGTTTTGTTGACATTGATGAAAAGGAGTTAGTCTAATGAACCACCCTGCTGAACTGGCACTGTGTCAATATCTGGAAGATGCAGCTAATAGCAAGTCAACTATATCTGAGGAAACAGTCCGACAGATAGGCATTGATGTAATGGATTCTATTAGACGTCAGTTCAGTGGGGCTGTTAGGCGTGACAAGTTTAGACTACGTATGTCAAATATAGGTAGGCCATCTTGTCAACTCTGGTACGAGAAGAACAAACCAGAGACTGCTTTACCTAAACCAACTACATTTGTAATGAACATGTTACTTGGTGATATAGTTGAAGCAGCCTTTAAAGGTATATTAAAGGAAGCTAAGATAAAGTACGAGGACTCTGAGCACGTAACCCTAAAGGTTAAGGACAAAGAGATTTCTGGTACGTATGATCTTGTGATTGATGGTGCAGTAGACGATGTTAAGTCTGCTTCTGATTGGTCTTATAGGAATAAGTTTGAATCCTATGACACTTTAAAACATGGAGATTCTTTTGGTTATGTTGGACAACTAGCTGGCTATGCTAAAGCATCTGGAAAGAAAGCTGGCGGCTGGTGGGTAGTTAATAAAGCTAATGGTAATATTAAATATGTACCTGCTGACATAGACATAGATGAAGAAATGGATAAAGTGGGAGAGCGAATTGAAGCTGTAGAGTCTAAAGAGTTTAAGCGGTGTTTTAATCCAGTGCCAGAAAGGTTTAGAGGTAATCTAACTGGTAATAAAGTACTGAATGATAACTGTAGATTCTGTAGTTATCGGTTTGATTGCTTCAAAACCTTACAGGAATTACCATCAAGAATGTCACAAGCAAAGTCACCTAAGATTGTGCAGTACGTGGAGCTTGCAGATGAAAAGAAAGCAGTTTGAAGCTGCACTAAGACATGGATATAGGAGTGGTCTTGAGATAAAGATAAAAGATCTTTTAGTTGCTTTAAAAGTACCAGTAAAGTACGAAGCAATAAAGATTGAATGGGAAGATCTCATGTACCGCACCTATACTCCTGACTTTGTGTTACCTAACGGTATATTTATTGAAACAAAGGGTAGGTTTACAGCAGCAGATAGACGTAAACATGTTGCGATAAAAAAGCAACACCCTAAACTTGATATACGTTTTGTGTTTGATAATAGTAGACGCAAGCTAAGTAAAGGTGCTAAGACTACATATGCTAGTTGGTGTGAGAGGAACAAGTTCTTATACTGTGATAGAGATGTACCTGAAGATTGGCTAAAAGAAAAGGGAAAGGATAAACATAAAGAGCTTATACACTTTCCCTTAAAGAAAATAAAAAGGAGATAATATGGAAGATGAACCTATATGGATGGACTTTGATAAGAATGATTTTGTAATTACATTAACACCTGCTATCAATAAAAAAGATAATAGGTGGACAGGAGAGATTATGTTAAATCATTGTTCTACACAAGATAATGATATGCATCCAGAAGACTGTGATAGTATGGTGCAAATGATTAATATGTTATTTGCTTCCATTCCTCTTATGGAACATGATATAGAGTTTAGAAATAAACTTTATAACCATGCTAAAACTATGGTAAAAGAAGATGATAAACCTAAAATAATAGATAAGATAGACAATGTTATAAATGTAAACTTTAATTAGAAGGAGATATGTACATGACAACAATCCCTACAGACATGGTTAATAAACCACCTCATTACAATAAGAGTGGTATTGAATGTATAGATGCTATTGGTGCAGCTACAGAGGATGGCTTTGAGTATTATTTACAAGGAAACATTTTAAAGTATCTGTGGAGATATAAATATAAGAATGGTGTGGAAGATTTAAAGAAAGCAAAATGGTACTTAAATAAACTAATAGAAATACAATCTGTAGACTACGAAAACGTGGATAAGAATGATGTTATTAAAAGTTTACTTAACACTTGATATAGATTCAGAAGAGTATCCTATTCCTGCTGATGGTGCAGTTGACTTAGAAGTTGACAGTGCTTTTAGAGAGTACATACATGATATAGATGGGATGAATATTAAAAACATGAAAATAGTAATGGGGGATGACAGATGAATAATTATTTACCAACAGATTACCAAGCCTTTATTCATACATCACGCTATGCTCGTTGGCTAGATGATGAAGGACGTAGAGAAACTTGGGCTGAAACAGTTAATAGATACATGAGTAACGTAGTATATAGTAAAGTAAGTTCAGAAGAATATAGTATGTTAGAGAAAGCTATACTTAGCTTGGAAGTAATGCCTTCCATGAGAGCGTTAATGACTGCAGGGCCAGCACTTGAAAGAGATAATACAGCAGGATATAACTGTAGTTATCTACCCATAGATGATCCTAAGAGTTTCGATGAGGCTATGTTCATCCTCTTGTGTGGAACTGGTGTTGGCTTTAGTGTTGAAAGGCAGTTCATCTCTAAGCTCCCCGAAGTTCCCGACCTCTACGATAGTGAAACCATGATTGTTGTCAGGGATAGTAAGGAAGGTTGGGCTAAGGCTTTTAGACAATTAATTGCACTCCTATACAGTGGTGAGATCCCTAAGTGGGATGTGTCACGTATCAGACCTGCAGGATCAAGACTTAAAGTATTTGGTGGTAGGGCTAGTGGTCCTGCTCCACTAATAGATCTATTTAACTTTACAGTTAAGATATTTAAAGATGCACAAGGACGTAGGCTATCTTCGATAGAGTGTCACGACATTATGTGCAAGGTAGGGGATATAGTTGTTGTTGGTGGTGTACGTAGATCAGCAATGATAAGTCTAAGCAATCTAAGTGATGATCGTATGCGTCATGCTAAATCAGGAGCATGGTATGAACATGAAAAACAACGTGCATTAGCTAATAATTCAGTTGCATATACAGAAAAACCAGACGCACCTTCCTTTATGAGAGAGTGGCTGGCATTAGTAGAATCAGGGAGTGGAGAACGTGGTGTATTCAATCGTGAAGCAAGTAAGAACCAAGCTACTAAATGTGGTAGGAGAGATGATAAATATGAGTTTGGCACTAATCCTTGTAGCGAAATCATTCTTCGTCCTTATCAATTCTGTAATCTTACAGAGGTTGTGGTCAGGGCTACAGACTCGATTAAAGATCTGGAAAGAAAAGTCAAATGTGCCACAATACTTGGGACGATCCAAAGCAAATACACAAAATTTCCATATTTGCGAAAGGTGTGGACAAAAAATACAGAAGAGGAGCGTTTGCTGGGTGTGTCACTCACAGGGATAATGGACAACCCTCTTATGGTATGTAAGAATAAGGGTTTAGCAAAGACCCTATAACATTTAAAGG